CTACTATCACCGTGAGCAGTATGTTCCATATTGTTGCAAGTTCTAATACCAAGGTATACCTATAAATTACTATGTAATTTTAACGATATACCTTAAAAGGTATACCTTATTATACAGGTATACCTAAAAAAGGAGAGGATGTAAAGAATAAAATGGCAAAAAGAAAATCAGGTGCATTAGATTTTGTAAAAGCCCCACCCACCCGACCTAGAGGTATAGACCCTTATAGTCAGCCTTATAGTTTAGGAGATATAGAGTATCTCGCATATTTAAGAAATATTGCTGGTGATAGTAAAAAAACAGAGCTTGCTATAGATGATATAGAAAGAGAGACTGGTGGTGACTTTGGTAAAGTTATAAAAGAAGTAACTGGAGAGGGTCAATTACCAGAAAAATTTTTAAAAGGTTTTTCAAAAGAAAAATTTTATGGAACCACTAGAAGAGGATCATTTTATCCAGAACAAAAAGATAAAGATATCGACAGAACGATACTTGTAAACCTTACAGACTATAGAGACAAGTTTGGTGAAAAGTACGACAAAAGAGATATAGACAGCCGTTCTTTTTTAGAAAAACTAAAAGGTTTACTCGGATATGAAAGAAAGTTTGATCTTGAAAAAGAAATAAAAGAAGGTGACTTTCCATCAAAAGAAGAAATGGAAAAGCTTCAACAAGCACAAGAAGCCGAGGGAACAACACGGCATGAACTAGATCATTACTTTTTTGATCTAATGAAACGTCTAGGATATGAATTACCAGGCGAGTTAAGTAAAGGTTCTTATGAAGAAGCCTTTGTTACAGATACAGACTATGTTTTACCAAAAGATAAATTTGGTAGAGGAATGGAAACAAAGTATTTTAAAAGAAAGTACTACGATAAATATAATGAAATATTGGAAGACATGGCAGAAAAAGAGCTAAAGAAAAGGCGTGGTTATAACATGGGAGGTTTAGTTGCGATGCTAAAAGGATTTAAATGAGTGAGTATAGAAGATATCATGCATCTAAAAAAATGAAGCAAGAACGGGCTTTAAGAAACAAGAACCGTAGAGCTGCCTTAAAAAAAGGAACAGTGAAGAAAGGCGATAAGAAACACATAGACCACAGGGATGGTAACCCTAGAAACAATAGAAAGACAAACCTAAGAGTTGTATCTGCCAGAAGAAACAGAAAAAAACAGTGAACATTCAATCAAAAGATATAAAAGATAAGATCGCTCTTCTTCCTATAGAACAACAAAAGGAGATGCTAAAGCTTTTAGAAGAATACGAAATAGCAAAACAAAAAGATACAGCCAAGACAGACTTCCTATCCTTTGTTCGTATGATGTGGTCGAGCTTTATCGGAGGTGAACATCACGAGATCATGGCTGATGCTTTCGAAAGAGTGGCTCGTGGTGAGCTAAAAAGACTAATAATCAATATGCCACCCCGTCATACCAAGTCAGAATTTGCATCGTATCTTTTTCCTGCTTGGTTTTTGGGGCAGTATCCAGATAAGAAGGTGATCCAAACAGCCCACACTGCTGAGTTGGCAGTTGGCTTTGGTAGAAAAGTGCGTAACCTCATACAGTCAAAAGACTTTCAGAATGTTTTTAGTGGCATTGAACTCTCAACAGACAGTAAAGCCGCAGGAAGATGGAACACAAACAAGCGTGGTGACTACTTTGCGATAGGTGTTGGTGGTGCTGTAACAGGTAAAGGTGCTGATATTCTCATAATTGATGACCCCCACTCGGAGCAGGAGGCACAATTAGGGCAGTACAACCCTGATGTCTACGACAAAGTGTACGAATGGTACACATCAGGACCTCGTCAGCGTCTACAACCAGGAGGTGCCATCATACTTGTGATGACCAGATGGTCAAAAAGAGACCTAACAGGGCAAATTATCAAGAGTATGTCCGAAAGAGAGGGTGCAGATGAGTGGGAAGTCATAGAATTACCTGCAATTATGCCTTCTGGTAAGGCATTATGGGGTGAATTTTGGAGTTTAGAGGAGTTAGAGAGCCTAAAAGCTGAATTACCTGTTGCAAAATGGAACGCACAGTACCAACAAGACCCCACATCCGAGGAAGGAGCGTTAATTAAACGTGAATGGTGGCAAGAATGGGAAGAAAACGACTTACCACCCTGTGAATGCATCATTCAATCATGGGATACAGCGTTTTTAAAGACAGAAAGAAGCGATTATAGTGCCTGTACCACATGGGGAGTGTTCTATCACCACAAAGATGTCGATCAGAACCGACCCCACCTCATCCTACTGGATGCATTTAAGGAAAAACTAGAGTTTCCAGAGCTAAAACGAGCCGCATACGATAAATATTGGGAATGGGAGCCTGATCAGATGATTATAGAGGCAAAAGCATCGGGTGCGCCGCTTGTTTTTGAGCTTAGAGCTATGGGCATACCTGTCACAGAGTTCACCCCCACTAGGGGTAACGATAAAATTGCAAGAGTAAACGCAGTTACTGACTTGTTTTCCAGTGGCAGTGTATGGTATTATTCAACGAGATGGGCTGATGAGGTTATCGAAGAATGTGCATCTTTTCCATCTGGTGAGCATGATGATTTAGTTGACAGCACTACACAGGCACTGTTAAGATTTCGTCAAGGTGGATGGGTTCGAGCCGAAAGAGACGATTGGGATGACGAGCCAAAATACAAGAGACCAGTAGAATACTACTAAGGAGCAGTTATGGCAGAAGAAAAGAAAAAGAAAGAAGGTGTGACCTTTAAACAAAGAGTTGAAAGGTCTATGGGTACAGAGTTTGGTAAAAAGAAAGCTAAAAAAATTCTTGAAAAAGATAAAGCAAAAGGAAATGATCCTAACAGAATAGTTGCTTTTCCACCAAAAAGAGGACCTGGCTTACCGAAGCAAGGAGTGTCCACTGCTCCACCAAAACCAAAAAAACCTAAAGAGCCAAACTTAGCTAAACCTGCAAAGATCGTTAAGAAAGGACCTGCTTTAGGAGATACACCCAAGAAAAGCACAGCAAAAGGTCAGGCAGAAAAGGGTGCTAGTCCTTTAGCTAATAAACCTAGAACCATAGCTGAAGCTAAAAAAAGAGGGGAGTTGTACTTTTTTGATAGCAAAGGTGTTAAGAAATTAGCAGTAACAAAAGCTGACTTAGATAGAACAGGATTATCCATTAAAGAGTATGCAAATAAGTTTGCACCGAAAAAAGTAACAAAGAAAAAAGCCGAAGCCTTAAAAGGATTTGCCGCTACAAAGAAAAGAGGTGGTGGTGTTATGAAGAAGAAAAGCTACGCAGGAGGGGGTGCCATGAAGAAGAAGGGTATGGCTGCAGGTGGTAGAAATACCATGAAAAAGCAAATGATGCGTGGTGGCGGCATGGGCATGATGAAGAAGAAGATGATGGCTGGCGGTGGAGCCATGAAGAAAAAAGGATACGCTATCGGAGGTGCTATGAAGAAGAAAGGCATGAAGAGAGGCGGTAAGCCCATGAAGATGAGAGGTGGAGGACTAGCCACTAGAGGCACTAACTTCAGAATTAGATAATGGCTGTAGATAAAAACCTTGAACCCTTTGAGGTTGATGTCGAGGACAACCCATCCGAATCAGAGTTAAAGGTAGAAGTGGTAAATCCAGATGCTGTTTCTATAGAGACAGAGGACGGTGGTGTTGTTGTAGACTTTGAAGGTAGTGCAACAGAAAAACTTATGGGTGCCGACCATAACTCTAACCTAGCAGAGTATATGGAAGAAGAAGACTTGGAGGAGATGGCATCCGATCTAGTCAGCGATTTCGAATCAGATAGAACATCTAGAAAAGAATGGTCAAGGTCTTATGTAAAAGGTCTTGATCTTCTTGGTATGAAGATAGAAGAACGAACTCAACCTTGGGAAGGAGCTTCAGGAGTTTTTCATCCCTTACTCTCAGAAGCTATCGTTAGGTTTCAGGCGCAGGCGATGGGGGAAATATTTCCTGCGTCAGGACCTGTACGAACAAAGATCGTAGGAAAACAAACAAAAGAAAAGAACGAACAGTCAAAGCGTGTAGAGCATGAGATGAACTATATGCTAACGGAGGAGATGACAGAGTATCGTGATGAAACAGAGCAGATGCTCTTTCGTTTACCTCTTGCAGGATCAGCATTTAAGAAAGTCTATTACGATCCAATAATGGAAAGACCATGTGCTATGTTCGTTCCTGCTGAGGACTTTGTAGTTTCTTATGGTGCGTCTGATCTTATGTCGTGTTCACGATATACCCATGTTATGAAGAAAACAGAAAACCAAGTGAGAGAACTACAGGTCAATGGATTTTATAGAGACGTAGAACTACCAGAACCAACAAGAGATGAATCAGACATACAAGAGAAGTATGATGAGATGGATGGCAGTGAAGCTGTATATGATGATGACGATAGGTACACTATACTAGAGATGCACGTTGATCTAGAAATGCCAGAACCTTTCGAAGACAAAGATGGATTGGCACGACCCTATATAGTGACGATAGATAAGTCATCGAGAACAATACTATCGATCAGAAAGAACTGGTATGAAAGCGATGAAAAGAAAACTAAGCGACAGCATTTTATTCATTATAGATATCTTCCTAGCCTTGGGTTTTATGGTACAGGACTTATTCATCTTATTGGTGGGTTGGCTAAATCGGCAACGTCCATACTGCGTCAGCTTATTGATGCAGGTACGTTATCGAATCTACCTGCTGGTCTTAAAGCTCGTGGTCTCCGTATTAAAGGGGATGACTCGCCTCTCATGCCTGGTGAGTTCAGAGATGTCGATGTGCCTGGCGGTGCGATACGAGATTCCATTACGTTTATACCTTATAAAGAACCATCCTCAGTATTGTATCAGTTGTTGGGAAATATTGTCGAAGAGGGAAGAAGAATTGGGTCGATAGCAGATGTTCAGGTAGGGAACATGAACCCCAACGCTCCAGTGGGTACAACACTAGCGTTGTTAGAACGATCTATGAAAGTAATGTCTGGTGTGCAGTCTAGACTTCATGCATCTCTAAAAAAAGAACTTAGAATATTAGCAAAGTGCATACATGATTTTATGCCATCAGATTATTCCTACGAAGTAGAAGGGGAGTTCTCTAGAACAAAAGATTTCGATGGCAGGATAGATGTTATACCTGTATCCGATCCTAACGCCTCTACGATGGCACAGAGAGTAACGCAGTATCAATCAGCCCTACAGTTAGCTCAACAAGCTCCACAGTTATACGATATGGGTAAGCTACATAGGCAGATGTTAGAAGTTCTAGGCATACAGGATGCTGATGACATAATAAAATTACCAGAAGATATAAAACCAAAAGACCCTGTGGCTGAAAACATGGCGATAATGAAACAAGAGCCAGTAAAAGCATTTAAGTATCAGGATCACGAGGCACACATAGCAGTACATAAAGCCGCGGCAGAAGACCCAAAGATAGCCCAAATCATAGGTCAATCACCCTTTGCCGCAGCTATACAGAACTCTATGGCGGCTCATATAACAGAACACGTTGCATTCCAGTATAGAAAAGAAATGGAGTTGCAGTTAGGAACATCTTTACCAGACGAAGACAAGCCAATACCAGACAACGTAGAAGAACAGTTGTCTAAGTTAGTGGCTAAAGCATCAGAGAAAGTTTTGAACAATAGCAAAGCAGAGGTAGCTGATCAGCAAGCAAAAGAAGCACAGCAAAATCCACTTACAGTATTACAGCAAAAAGAAATGGCTCTAAAAGAAGCTGAGTTCGCTCACAAGAAAGAAATGGATATAGCTAAACTAAAAGTAGATGCTGAGCAAAAAGATAAAGATCAGAGAATAGAGGTTGCAAAAGTAGCTACAAAAGCAATATCTGATGAGCAAAAGAATAAAAGAGATCAAATAAAACAAGGCATACAAGAGGGTATAGACCTCGCTAGAGAGTTTGTAGATGAGTAGTGAAAGTATCTACGCACCTCTTCTAACAAAAGTTTTAGAGTATAAAGAAGATATCAAAAATCATCTTACATCAGGTGGTGCTAAGTCTATGGAGGAGTACGCATCTATGGTCGGTGAGTTTAGATGCCTTAATAAAATACACGAAGATATACTTGACATAGAGAAGAGATACATTAATGATTAAAAAAAGTTATATGTAACTTTTCGTTTTCAACGCAAGGAACTGTGATCCTTAATCACTGCATGAGGTAAAAATGTATCAAGCTGTAAAGAAGGAAGAAGACCCAAAGGTCGCTTCCAAGATGCCCGAACCAAAGGGCTACAAACTCCTAATATCCCCAGTAGAAGTAGACGAAAAAACAGAAGGTGGTGTGTATATGCCAGATGCATTGAGAGATGCTGAAGGTATAGCATCAATCATAGGTTTTGTCGTTAGTATGGGTGCTGATGCCTACAAGGATAAAGAAAAGTTTCCAAATGGTGCGTACTGTAAGGTGGGTGACTTTGTTATCTTTAGATCATACTCAGGCACTCGTTTTAAAATACACACACAGGAATTTAGATTAATTAACGATGACACAGTAGAAGCAGTTGTCGATGACCCAAGAGGATACAAGAGAATATGAACGATACAGCAGAAAAATTAGAAGAGAACATCGAAGACACAGCAGAAGTTGTCGAAAACGATGAAAAGTTTGATATTGAAATTGTTGATGACACCCCAGAAGAAGATAGGGTAGCTAAAAGGAAAGAAACGTCAGAGGCTGATACTGATGCCGACAATGATGATGAAATAAAAAACTATAGTGAAGGGGTTCAAAAAAGAATATCTAAACTAAAGTATGAGTTCCATGAAGAAAGAAGAGCTAAAGAAGAGGCTAAAAGACTTCAAGACGAGGCTATAAGCTATGCAGAAAAGCTAAAGAAAGATAACGAAAGTCTTAGAAAGACCTTAGCTGATGGCGAAAGTATGCTAATAGACCAAGCTAAAGGTAGGGTTGGTGCAGAGCTTGACAAAGCAAAACTCGACTACAAAGAGGCTTATGAGTCGGGTGATCCAGATAAGTTAATGGAGGCTCAAGAAAAGTTATCTAAACTTCACAATGAAAAGTTTAGGGTTGATGAGTACAAACCCCAACCTCAAGAAGTTCAAGAAGAAGCACCCAAACCCAAAGCCCCTCAGCTTTCACAAAGAGATTTAGAGTGGCAAAGAAACAACGAATGGTTTGAAAAAGACTCTGTAATGAGAGGAACGGCTATGGGTTTACATAGTCAGCTACAGCAAAAAGGTGTTGTGCCAGGCTCAGAAGAGTATTATAAAGGAATAGATGAGGGAATGAGAAATATATTCCCTGAAAAGTTTGAAGTTCAGCAAGAAGCACCTGAACTACAGAATGGCAACGTGGTAGCCCCTGTTGAAAGAAACGGAAAAAAATCACGCACAGTGCGTCTAACAAGAACCCAAGTAGCCCTCGCAAAGCGACTTGGTCTCAGCAATGAGCAGTATGCAGCGCAGTTAATGAAGGAACAATCAAATGGCTGATAGAGAACCAAGAGACACGCAAACCCGTGAAACACAAATGAAGAAGAAAACGTGGGAAAGACCTACACTTCTTCCTACACCGACTCCAAGAGAAGGTGTTAAGTTTCGTTGGATAGCAACAGCAGTTATGGGGCAACCTATGACTCCTAATGTATCCTCAAAATTCCGTGAGGGTTGGACTCCAGTATTAGCTAAAGATCACCCAGAGTTGCACGTTATGCCCGATATCGATTCAAAGTGGTCTGAAAATATAGAGGTTGGTGGGTTACTTTTATGTAGCAACGCAACCGAAACTGTAGAAGCCCGTAAGGAGTATCATAGAGAGCAGTCACAACGACAAATTGAGAGTGTTGATAATTCTTACTTGAGAACCAATGATCCACGGATGCCAGTTCTGAAACCAGAGCGAAGCACCCGTACAACTTAATGGAGGTAGACATATGTCTAGCGCATCTGCTCCTTTTGGATTACGACCTGTAGGTACTTTGGGTGGCGAATACACTGGTGGTTTTCGTCAATATCCAATCCTATCCTCGTATTCAACAAGGATTTGTATGGGAGATGTTGTCAAGTTAAATGACGATGGCTCCACAACTACCGTCCAGAAAGATACAGGCACAAGCGCAGCTACGCCAATCGGTATTTTTCTTGGATGTCGTTTCATCGATGTAAGCACCAGTCAGCTTACATTTTCACAACAATGGTCTGGCGCAGCTCATACTAGTGGTATGGCTTATGTTGCTGATGATCCAAACATTCTTTTTGCTATACAAGCAGACGGAACAGTAAATGATGATGATTTGGGAGCTAACGTAGAGTTAGAGCAAACAGCATCAAGTGCTACGTTTGGCATCTCTCGTGTTAGTCTTGATATTAGCACGACAGCTACAACAGCTTCACTTCCTGTGAGGATAGTAGATTTTCTTGGAGGTCACGATGGTGACGAGAGAGGATCAAATTTCCCAATAATGGTCTGTAAGTTTAACACAGGTCATCAATTAGGTGTCGGTGTCGTATCAGGCGCAGCACCAGGAGGTGGTTAATCATGGCAGTTATGAGTAGAGCAAATCTCTTAAAAGAGTTACTACCAGGTCTAAACGCATTGTTTGGATTGGAGTATGACGGCTATGAGAA